CGGTTCGGCGTTGGTCGGTGAACGCGGCCCGGAACTGTTGACCATGCGCAACGGTGCGGCGGCGGTCCAGCCTTTGTCCACTACGACGAACACATATAATACCATCAACCAAACGAGCCGCCAGCCAGTCCAAATCAATTTGGTTCTCGACGGGATGGTCGCGGCGCGCGCCTTATACGACCCCCTGCGGGCGGTAAGTGGCCAGCGCGGCCCGAGCTTCGTTAAATAGGAGGCGAAACGATGTTCGCAAGCAATTTTACATTGATTATCGACGGCGTCGATTTCTCCGATTATATCCAGCAAGAAACAGACATAACGGAAACGATGCGAAAGGTCATCGGCGAGGCGCAGGCCGACGCGGTAGATGGCACGACCATTCCCGACTTAATCAAAATCAAATGGGACCCGTCGTTCCTGCTCGCACCGATGCCAAAATCGAAAATGCAAACCCTTATAGCGTTGATGGAAAAAGAATCCGTCGCGCTGGAATATACGAGCGTTAAGACGGCAGACATGGCGACGCGACCAATTACGGCGATCCCCACCGCAATACAGGTCAAATTCGCGACGCGGTGGAACGGCGAACACATCTACGACGCGACGCCGATTTCCTTCGAGGAGGTGTAACTGGTGAACTTCATTCAGTACGGCACTTCCTTTTTTCATGGCAATTCGGCGAGATACGGCACGGATGGTCTATTGATGAGCGGACGCGCGGAACAGGTCATCGCCTTATTTGGCAACGAGCTTGCCGCGGATTCCTTAACGTTCGTGGTCAATAGCAAATATTTGACCAGCCCTTCCGGCGGTTATGCGTTCTTGCTCGATTCCAACTTGCGCCCTCTGAAAACATCGGACGGTAAGTGGCTTTTGGTGCGGGCGGTCTATCCCGATTGGCGAACCTTCACCCCGGGCGCACCGCTCGACCTGTACAACCAGCAGGGCGGGCAGATTATCGGGCGTTTCTATGTGCAGAACGTGCGGCAGGTGTCGCGAAAGTTTGTTGAATTCACATGCACCGATTGCGTGGGGATGATTGATGCCCTCGCGGATCATAACGGCGGCATCTACAACGGAACCCCGATCGGCGACATCATCGACGATATTATGTCGGGTTCCGGCATCGCGTACACCGTTACGCAGGAGGTGCGCGAGGTGGCCGCCTACGGGCGTTTACCGCGTGACAACAGGCGAACCAACCTCGGGCGCGTACTGGTGGCAACGGGCGCGACATTGACCGAAGACACCGCGGGCCGGATGGTCGTTTCGTACCTCGGCGCGGGCAACGTGCAGAACATCCCGCAGAGGGTCATTTATTTGAATACTGGTTCGGTCGAGTACAGACACCCGGCAACGGCGGTGCAGGTGACAGAACACGCGTTCTACCAGCTCGCAGACGATGAGCAAAAGACCCTGTTCGACAACTCGGTCGAAGTTTCAACGGCAATTGAACAAACTGTCATATTCGACGAACCCTGCTACAACCTCACTACAACGGGAACCCTCGCGATCGTAGAAAGCAACCCGAATTATGCAGTTGTGCAGGGAACGGGAACCCTTTTCGGTACCGTATACACGCACACACGGCGAGTTATCACCGAAAGCACGGGCGTTGTTGCCGCCGAAAATGTTCTCACGCTGGAAGATAACGAGCTTGTAGGCATCCACAATTCCGATTACGTGGCAAAGCGGATGGCCAATTATTACAAACTCGCGATCGGCGTTCAGTTTGAGGCGCACGACGAAAGCGGCGCACTTCAACCGGGCACCAAGTTAAACATCGTCGACCCGTTCGGCGTTTCCCGCGTTGGGTGGCTCGAAAAGAAAACATTCAACCTCGGGAACAAGACCCGCGCGCAAATGGACATCGCCATCGATTGGCAACCCGGGCCGTGGGGATCAAACATCGACATTTACGAACTTATTACAGAAAACACCACATGGACGGTTCCCGAAGGTGTAACGACCGTGCGCGTCATACTCGGCCAAGGCGGCCAAGGTGGCGGCGGCGGTCACAAGGGAGGCTCGGGCCAAGCGTGCCGCGCTCCGGGTGTAGGCGGTGCGGCTGGGTCCGCAGGGAACCCCGGTAAGGTTTACGCGGTAGATGTTCCCGTAACACCGGGGCAGACTTACACAATTACGATTGGAGCGGCGGGCGTTGGCGGTGAAGCAGACACAGACGGCGAAGAAGGCGGCGAAACGACGTTCGGTTCGTATTCCAGCGCGAGCGGCCTAATTCCCGAAGAAGGTTTCCTCAATCAAGACACGGGCGATGTTTACGCCTTAATCGGTGAAGCTGGTATCAAAGGCGGCGAAGGCGGCAAACCATCCCAAAACCAATACGAGTACGGCGAAAGCGTAACGGCAGACGGGCAAACATGGATGGGCGGTCGTGGAACTATTCCAAATTCTAGGTACAGCGGTGCAGGCGGCGGCGGTGCCGCATATGGCAACAACGGACAAGATGCCACAAACCGTGAAAACGCGGGAGCAGGCGCAAATGCAACCGACCGACCAAACCTTCCCGCCCCGGGCCTTGGATGCGGGGGCATCGGTGGAAACGGCGGCGGCGGGGGCGGCCAAGGTGGAACCGATAATAATATTTGCTGGGGCGGATCCGACGCGGCAGGTGGTACAGGATCACCCGGCCACGATGGTGGGCAAGGCTGGTGCCTGTTGCTTTATAAGCGGGCATCGTAAGGAGGTAACACAATGCCAAATATAAACATAGACGACGCGTACATCCTCGACGAAACAGGCGCGCAGGTCGACAAAGTGACGGGCCTGTTCACGAAGGACGAGAACACGACGAACCCCGAGAAGGCGTTCGCGCAACTGAACATCGGCACCGCAGGAAGCAACCGCAATTTGCTGGACAACCCGTGGTTTACCGTGAACCAAAGAGGCGTAAACGGCACGATAACCAACGGGCAGTACGGGCTTGATAGGTGGATGGCGGGCGGCGGCACGGTCACGATGGCAACGGGCGGCATAACATTAGGCGCGGGCAATTCCTACGCCATGCAACGACCCGCCGACCCGTCTATTTTTAACGGCAAAACTGTTACGCTATCCGTTATGACGAGTGACGGTGTTGTCGAAAGCGGGACGGTGATTGCGCAAACAGGAAGCGCAAAGACGGTACGAACGGCAAACTTTGAACTTTGTATAGGCCATACCGCATATAACGCTTTTTATTTTTACAACATATCATCGACCACAAAAACCGTTATTGCGGCAAAACTGGAACTTGGCTTCGTGTCTACATTGGCGAACGACGCGCCACCCGAATTTGCGGAAGAACTGGCGAAGTGCCAGTATTACTTCCGCAGATTAAAAAACACGCTCGGCTCAAATTGGTGTTTTGGCGTTGGTGTAGCGGCTACTACGTCTGTTGTTGATATGATTGTTCACGCCAATATGCGCCCTGCGGCATCACCGACAATTGCCTATAGCGGCTCGTTTACTTGTAACGGAAACGCGGTAACAAATATAACTTTTTGGTTACAAGGTGGTCAATTCTGTATTCGCTTTATTACAAGCGGGTTGACGACCTATTCTGCGGTGCAAGTATTTGCTAATGCGGGGTCATATATTGACATATCCTGCGACCTATAACGGAGGAAAAAATGAAAGAAATACGCATAACGGCAGAAGCCGCAAAAACTGTTCCCGCATTCATTCTTGATGCCGAAAAGCGCAGAAAAGAACTTGAACAGGAAACGGGCGAAAAGCACAAAGCCGTATTAACGCTTGATTGCGACAAATAACCCCACGGGCGGCGAAGTTTTGTCTGCTCCCAATGCCTACGGGCGGGTGGGACTTTGTAGCCGCCCATAACTGCTGTGGCGGAATAGGTAGACGCTTATAAGGTAAGGGCCAGTATAATCCGATACGTCTGTCCACATAAAGGTGGTTAGCCCATGCAAGGTGCAAATCCTTGCCAGCAGTATATTTGAACCTATCACCCTATCAGCCGAACGGCAGAAAGGAAAACTATGTTCTATATCAACCAGTACATCAAAAAGACGGACGGCACCACAACCAAGGCCGCATACGAACGCGAAACCCTGTACGATGCGCAGGCCGAATATCACCGCAGACAGGGTAACGCCATGGCCGCATCCGACACCGTTTCTACCCTCTGCATGATTATCGACGACAACGGCGCAGTTTATGCCAGCGAAAAGGCGGTAAAGCCCGTTGAACCGACAGAACCCACCACGGAGGCATAATATGTCCGAAGCGATCATTTCGTCGCTTATAACAGGTATTTTGGCCCTTCTCGGTGTATATGCGGCGAACCGCAAGAGTGCGGTGTTGATGGAATATCGCCTAAAACAACTCGAAGAAAAGGTCAACAAGCACAATAACTTAATAGAACGGATGTACGCAGTAGAAGAAAAAACGACCGTTCTTGATGAAAAGCTCAAAGTCGCGAATCATCGCATCGAAGATTTGGAGGCGAAACAATGAACCTATCGAAAAAGTGGCTTCGCGCGGCCCTTATACGCGCAATTAAGACAGTAGCACAAACCGCGGTGTCGATGCTCACCGTTGGACAGTATTTCGCCGACGTGGATTGGCTCGGCGTTCTGTCGATCTCGGCGGTCGCTGGCATCATTTCCATTCTTACCAGCATTGCGGGCCTTCCCGAGGTTGACGAATAATGGCTCGCCCGCTTCCGTGCCTGCATATGCCCGCCAAGGGTGACCCATATTTCAACACCAAGGCATCCGGCGGGTATTCCCCGTGCGCGCTGGGCAACCCTGCCGCACGCGTAGAAGGCTTGAACGTCCTTCCGAATTGCGTTGGCTACGCGGTCGGCGCGTTTAACGCCCTCGGCGACTACGGGTGCATTAAGTGGCTCGCGGCCCGTGGCGATGCCTGCGACTTCGTCAAGATCGCATACGCGCAGGGCCTAGAAGTCACCCAAGAACCGACGCCCGGCGGCGTGATGGTTTGGAGCGGCGGCAAAGGCGGTTTCGGTCATGTCGCATTCGTAGAAGGCAAGGCGACCAATTCCCCCGGCTTCGTCTGTTCTGAATCCGAATACTACGGCAAGGCGTGGACCCTGTACACCCGCAAACCCGGCGCGGACGGTCAATGGCGCGATGGGTGTTATTGGATGGGCAAATCCTACCACTACGAAGGGTGCATCAAAAATCCGGCGATCAAGGAGGCCGACAAAGTGACATACGAAGAATTTTGCGCATTTATGGCGCGTTGGCTCGATGAGCTGAAAGGCAAACCCGCGAGCGCGTGGGCGAAACCCTTTATTGAATTCTGCATCGCGAACGGTTTAATGGTCGGCGACGATGAAGAACATTCCTTCGAAACCTTCCGACCGCTCGACCCGGTCAAGCGCGAAGAAATGGCGGCCATTCTTGCCACGATTTTTGACCGCCTCTAAATGCTTGAAATTTCAACATTTATCGCATTTTGCGACTTTTTGCGACACTTCGCAAAGCCTATAAAATCAACCTTCCCCGGCTTTTTTGCCGGGGATTTTTTTATTTTTATGCGACAAAAACGGCTTTTGCACACGTTTTACACACTTGTGTACAAATGCCGTTTCGCGTTGATTTTTCAAGGCTTTTCGTCCTCCGAAAAATCGTCTTTGTTGGTAGTGCCTAGGGGAGTCGAACCCCTGACAAATATTGAATTTTCAACGGGTTTCGGGTTTGCGTCGCTTTTTGTGTCGCATGAAGGTATACAAGATATAGTTTTTGGCGCATTACGCAATAGTGTTTGCATGTACTCGTTGCGTAGTTGGAAAGCCGCAAAACGCGCCGACGAATAGGTGTTGAAGTAGGTTCGTTTCATGATGGAATCCGTCGCCCAGCCTCCGTCCTGCTGGATGTAGGCGTCGGGGATGTTGAGAAGCATTCCGATGCTGGCGAAATAATGGCGCAAGTCGTGGAATGTGATCTCGTAGAAGCCGTGCGCATCCATAAGGCGGCGAAACTGTCCGTATATTTGGTTATGGTTCGCGGTGATGATGTACGGGGATTCCTGCGGGGTAAGGGTGAGCAATTCGCGTATATGCTCCGGGATCGGGACGCGCCGTTTGCTGGATGCGGTCTTCGCGGTGTCCTTTACGGTGGGGACGGTGCCAACGTCGACGATAACACGCCGGATGGTTAAAAAGTCGCCGCGGATGTCCGACCACATAAGGCCGCGTATCTCGGACATGCGCAGGCCGCACCACATAGCGAGAAGGCAGGGAAGCTCGACGGCGGTTCCGTGGATCGCGGCGAGGACGTCCGCTGGCTCGGGGTAGTCCTTCGGCGTAGGTTGCCTTTTAGGGAGCCTAATTTCGAATTTAAGGCGTGCAAAATGCCATAGTGCAGAACTTATAAGGCCCCACTCGTTCGCAAGCGTTTTCGGCGATATTTGGCCTCTACGGCCTACCCTGCGCGCCTCGGTGTTGATGGCCTCTTGGATAAGGTCATCGGACAACTGCGCGATCGGCGTTTGCATAAGGTGCGGGAACGCGGTTCGGCGTATTTTGTCGTAGCCGGAAACGGTCGTCGGTGACAATGTCGCGCATAGGTCGATATATTTGTCGACCGCGTCAATTACTCGCGGCAAATCGTCGATTTTTGGCCTTCTCGAAGGCTCTACAAGGCCATGTTTCGCCGCGTACTCGTAAGCCTTCGCCTTTTCGGTGCATTCGGCCTTTGTGTCTGCCGTTATGCTTTTATATGCCCTGTGGCCGTCAATACAGGAAAGTAAAACCCGCGTGCGCCATTTCCCGGAAGGTGTCTTCTTTGGCTTCTCCATGTGCCTTGGCTTCTGCCTCCATTTCTTCGATTGGGCGGTCTTGCTGGTAAAAGTGGCCGCGCCGTATGTGTTCCAGCTCGTGCAAGAAGGCTTCTTCCTGCGCTTCGCGGGATATGAGGGAATTAACGTAGATGTTATAATCGCCGTTCGCGTCCTTGCGCGTGTCCGCGTGGATCGTGTACGGCATAGGGATAAAACGAACAATGATGAATTGCAATTCGTGGGCCTCCTTTACGGATGGCAAAGTTATTCACCGCTAAAGGCGTTCAAAATCTTGATAACCCGCTCGATGTCTTCCGGGGTCGCCTTGTCTGCCGCTTCGAATAGGTCGCGCATTTCGGGCCGTCCGGCGAAGGCGCGTTCCAGTACCTCGGCGCGTAAATCTTCCTCGCGTTCTACGAGATCGGCTTTCGTGCATCCGAAGAAGTTTGCCATTCGTTCGATTTTGTCAATGCGCGGATAGGCCGTCCCGTTTGCCCAATCGTTCACGGTGTTATATGGGACGTCGATTGCCTCCGAAACTTGCCGCATTGTTTTGCCTCTTAACTTCAAGTAACGGCGAATATTGATTGCCATTGTTTCTTTGTTTCCGAGATTATTTTTCATTGTTCGCACCTCCTGTCGGTAGTCCCATTATACCAACATCCCGAAATAAAGTACAAAAATATTTGAAAAAAGTTTCAAAAAACTATTGCATCCCGATTTCCTCGGGTGTATATTATAGGTGTCCTCCCGATTAAGTCGGGAACACAAAATCGGTTGATATGAAGGGAGATACAAAACATGAAGCGTTATAAACTGAACGAAAAAAGAGAAACAAACAAAGGCATAACATGGCGTTATAGAGGGGCATTTAAGACGGAAGCCGAGTGCAAAGAGATAATAAATTTCACAAACATTGGATGCAGGCACACAGTTTTTAGAATTACAGACGCAGAAACAAACGAAATCATATACGAAGAATAACATAACACACCAGCCGAAGCCCGGCGGCAAATCCCTGCGGTATATGGAGGGATGAAAAATGACATTCAAACAGGCATACAAAATCGCGATGGAGAAATCCGCGAAATTCCGGGAATTCGATGCCCGCGTAAAGGCCGCACAAAAGGCGTTTAACCTGCCCGATGATGGCTCCGCATATAGCGGCGAAGATGTCGGCGTTCTTATCTTCACGGTTTCCGCTGGTGAATCCTTCTATTATGGATTCGACGGCGTCGACCTTCACGCAGGGAAGCACACCAAACGCAGGGCGGCAATTTTGACCGCACGCGAAGAAGTGTTGCTCATCTTATAAGCGATCACAGGGCCGAGCGGTGGCGGCATAAGACCACCGCAGGAGGCCGAATAATGGTCATATACAAGCAACCCAAAGAACCCTTGCGGTCGTGGTCGTGCAAGGGATGCACAGACACAATCGTTATTGATGGTGCCACATACTGCCGCCCAATGGTTATGGGCGGCGGAATCCGTACGGAATGGCAAGGCAACACAATAGTTTGTTTGGACAAAACGGAGGACGAATAATGGCGAACATCTACAACCCCGAAACCGCCCGGGACAACCCGGGCACACTCACCCGCTACCGTCCGGGGCACGAACTCGGCCTCGATGGCTTTTGGGTATCGACCCCGGCGACCTCGGAAGTCTTCTTCTTCGGATCGCTGGACGAGGTAAAAGCAAAGGCCGTTCGGCGGCTTCACATTATCGACCCGTTATGGGTACCAGTAAAGGAGGAACGATAAGGCATGGAAAAACTCACCCTAAAGGCGGCGCGCGTTAACGCTGGCCTTACGCAGGACGAAGCGGCAAAGAAGATCGGCGTTTCGCTTACGACCCTAGTTAACTACGAGAAGGCAACGTCCTTCCCGGATGTGCGGACCCTAAAGCGCATCGAGGATGCCTATGGGGTCGAATATCGCGACTTGCAATTTTTTTTCTAAAGCATCCCGATTTACTCGGGAGGAAGGAGTAAAACCGATGAAACGTTACAAGCTGAACCGCGCAAGGTTCGCGGAATTCTTACTCGAAGTTGGCACGATGGCCGGAACTGCGGCCCTGCTGGTGTGGGTCGTGGTTACGTGGATCGCGACCGCGTAGGAGGTGTACGGGATGACAGAGAAGAAACCAGCCTTGTTGCTGGGCGACGAGGCCGTCGAATTAAAGATCAAGCCGAAAGCATGCGTTCTATGCGGCAAACCGTACATCCCAACGGGGCCGGGCGCGAAATTCTGTCCGGCGAGATCGGCAGAGC